GAACCGCCCAGAGTTCAAAGAACCCGACCTCCAGAAGTGGGCGCTGCACGTTGATTACATGCTGCGCCTGGACAAACGCGACCCGGACCAGGTGCGCGAGGTCATCAAATGGGCGCAAGCCGATAACCAGCCGCGCGGCGAGTCCGGCTTCTGCTGGGCCGCAAACATCCTTTCCACACGAACCCTGCGGGAAAAATTCGACCAGCTGGCCATGAAGATGCCCGGCCAGGGCGATGACATGGACGCGTGGCTCAAAGAGCGGGCCAAGGGGGAATCATGACCGACATTGAGTTTGCCAACCTGCTGCGCAAGATAGGCCACTGCTTTGTCCGTGCGCCAAAGATTTCCAAAGAGGTTGCGGACCTGGCGTTTGAGATGTGCGGGCACATTGAGGCCAGCCACTGTGATGCCATTTTGCGGCGCTTCGCCAGCCTGGAAAAGTTCCCCGAGAACCTGGGGAACAGCATCTACGCAGCCTATTGCGCTGCGGTCCCGCTTGGGCAGCGCTCCAGCGTGGGCGATCCGGCGCGGCCAAAGTTTTGCCCAATCTGCGACCCTGGACCGTGGCAGGGCAAGATCGTGGCGTTCCAGAAAGAGGCAGATGGATCTGTGCTCAAGTTCTTTTTCGACTGCCCCCGGTGCAACCCCGGAAGCCCGCACAAGGCGACACGCGAGCAGATCACGTCTCTTGGCTACATCGTCCCACCCAAGCCTTCCGATGTGGCCAAATATTACTACCGCATGTTCGTAGCCAACAACCCCATGACCGTGCAGCGCAATGGCACCTGCTTCCATGACCTGCTGGGCGATCCCCGGCGCTTATCGCAGGCCGCTGCGCCACTTCCGCCCAAGGAGGATTGAGCCATGATCGTCTACCTCGCCACGCCCTACACGCACCCGGACGAGCGCATTCGGGAATCGCGCTTCGCCATTTCCAACAAGGTTGCCGCCTGGGCCATGCGCCAGGGGCACACGGTGTTTTCGCCCATTTCGCACAGCCACACCATTGCCGCCTACCTGCCGGAAGAACTGCTCCTGGACCACGAGTTCTGGATGGAGCAGGACCTGCCGCTTTTGCGCAAATGTGATGCGTTGTGGGTGTACCCGGAGGACGCCGCAGAGGTTTCGCGTGGGGTGGCGCGGGAGGTGCGCGAGGCGGAAGCGTGCGGGATTCCGGTGCGGCATGTGCGCATTGAGGAGGTCTGGGGGGATCGGAATGCTGTGTAGCGAGTGCGACAGGTTTTTCGTTGCGGCTCCGCACAACCGGGAGCGGCAAGTCACATGCGGGCGGCGGGCCTGCAAGCTGGCGCGCATCAAGCGGCGCCTCGCCTGTGGTTTTGCGCGCAAGCCGAAGCCGAAGAACACGATGCTCCGGCGCGCGCGGCTGCGCTGGGCGGAAGCTGCGGCAGGGGCGTGAGATGGGGGCCTATTACAACGAGCATGACCCTTTCGCCGCCGCTTGGCTGCGCGAACTCATCAAGGCGGGCTTGATAGCCCCAGGGGAAGTGGATGAACGGAGTATCGAGGATGTTGCCCCTGTTGACCTGGACGGATTCAGCCAGATCCATCTGTTCGCCGGAATCGGCGTCTGGTCCTACGCCCTGCGCTGCGCCGGATGGCGCGACGATTGGGGTGTGTGGTCCATCTCCTGCCCTTGCCAACCTTTCAGCGCGGCAGGCAAAGGCGCTGGGTTTGCTGACAAGCGGCACCTATGGCCAGCCGCGCTCCATCTCATCCGCGCCAAGCGCCCTGTCGCAATCTTTGGCGAGCAGGTTGCGAGTGCTGACGGCCTCGGTTGGTTCGACCTTGTTTGCTCTGACCTGGAAGGCGAGGCCTACGCCTGCGGGGCGGTTGATACCTGCGCTGCGGGCTTCGGCGCGTACCACATCCGGCAACGGCTCTACTGGGTGGCCGACCTGCACAGTGAACGACTCAACGGGCAGCAAATACGCCTACTCGCGGGGGGACAAGGACAGACCGGTGTTGAAACTTCCGGGGGCCGTGGATCTCTGCGGCTGGCCGCCGCCATGCCAACAGGACGGCCCGAAGGGTGGCCCAGGGCAGGGAATGGACAGGCTGCCGGGTTGTGCGGACCTGGCGGGCTGGCCGACTCCGACCACGCCGAGCGGCGGCCAGACCACGCCGGAGGGGACAACCGCGACGGGCAAGAAGCCGGACGGGGGCAAAGCACAGGTGACGCTTCATGGCGTGGCAGCTCTGGCGGGTTGGCCGAGTCCGCAGGCAGCGAATGCGGAGCAAGGAGCGGAGGACATTCTGGCGAAGCGGGCGCGGGACTCCCGGTGCGGCCTGATGCTGACGGACGTGGCGGAATCGTGCTTGGGCGGCAAGAGGAAGAACGAGCCCTTGAGCCTGGGTATGTGGGCCACGCCAGCGGCCAGGGACTATCGTTTCCCGAACCTCAAGAGCTTCAAGGAGCGAGGGGGGTGGCAGAAAGGCGAGCAGTTTTGCAACCAGGTCGTTCATTCTGGTCCGATTGCCTCTGGCTCCCATGCCGAGACGGGAAAGCGCGGCCAGTTGAACCCGGCACATTCCCGCTGGCTCATGGGGCTCCCGCCCGAGTGGGACGCCTGCGCGGTTATGGCAACGCCCTTGTCGCGCCGCAAGCGGAAGCCTTTGTGAGGGCCTACATGGCGGTACGCGGCTGATGCTCTGCCCACTATGCCTAGCAAGGCCGGTCGAGGATGAAAACTCGATGTTTTGCAGGGTCTGCGAATCCATACGGCAGGAGATTGAAGCGAACAAAGCGGCCCGCCCAGGCCAGGGCATCAGCCTGGATATGTTCGATGTGCGCAGTCTGTCCGGGCGGACGTTCGGCGAGGGCCAGGAAATTTCGTCAGGCATCCTTTAGCGGAGAGCAAGGAGGGTAAGTCAATGAATCTTGGTGATTTGGATAGACGCCGCATTGTGCGCGACATCAGCAAAAAGGCTGAAGACACACGCCCGCGCCATCGCCCGCACCCGGCCATGCTGCTCCTGCGCGAGTTCGGCTTGGCAAACGCCACTATCGCCATTGCCCTTGGGCTGGACGGATCGGTGGTGAGCAGCTGGGCCACGGGCAACAAACCCTGCCCCGAAGAGCGCGGCGCCGAGCTGGACAGGCTGCTGCGCGAGGTCTGCGGGATGATGCTCAAACACGAGACGATTCCGCCCGAGGCGTGGTTCGTGTGCGGCCAGGCGTATTACCGGGCCTTGGCCTACCTGGGGGAATCGTCAGTGGTGACGGTGGAAGAGCGGATCATGCTCTCCAACGCGGGGAGCAATATGGTCGGCGGGGTCGCCGGGTATGGCGGCTTCGGGCCGACATCGACTCTGGGGGGGCACCATGGCGAATAAGCTCAAGCGTCCGCTTTCGACCATGCGCTTCAGCGGCGAGACATGGAGCCCGGCACGAGAGGAGTCCGTGTTGTCTGCTGCGGGCGATATTGGGACCATCGTTGCGCGCGCGGTCATGGGCCGCAAGTTTTTGGACATCGCCTCTGGGGTCACGTTGCTTGTTGTCGGTATGGAGTGGCCCGCGCTCTCGTGCGAGGGGCACTTGCTGCTGGAAAACCCGGTGACCAAGGAACGGGCGCGCAAGCGCTGCGTTTACGATTCGCTCTCGCACAACATCCGCATGTATCCGGCCTAGCCGGAAGGGAGGTCTATTGTGGCAGAATTTCGGACGCTGAACGTGGGGAATCTTGTTGCGGACATGCTCAAGATGGACACGGATTTCATCCCAGGCCCCCTCTCTGCCTGTTCACGGCGCATGTCTTCGCTGCTGCTGGGCTTGTTCACGGAGCCGAACGATGCACATTGGGCGGCGCAGCGCTATTTCGAGATTGAGGCCCAACATGAGGAATCTTTGAGGCAGCAGGTATCTGCGCATATCGATCTTGAGCTTTGGGCGAAGTTCTCCGTGGCCGAGCGGACGGTGTTGTGGATGCGCCTGGAGGTTTGGGTCAAGGCTGTGATTGTGAGCCTTACCCTTGGCAAAGGGTATGAGCCCAGCCCAGGCACTCGCGCCCTTTGCGCGGTCAAGGTGGCGCAGTACCTGGCCGCACACCCTGCCATGTCCATGCCCTCGCGCGTTTCGGTTAAGCTGGTGGAGCTTCCCGTTCCTGGCCAGTCCGGCCTGGCGCCGGTAATCAAGGAACAGAAGATCCTTATGCACGGCATGTACAGGTTGGAAGGCCCGGCGGTTGAAGCTGGGCGCATGCAGTAGCCGGAGAAGAGGCCATGCCCAAATTCAAGTTCTCGCTGTATCGTTTTTCGTCGCACAGGGATGGGCTGCTCGGGGTGCTTGTTGCGGACCCCCTTGAGGAAGGACAGGGGCCGCGCATCGTGTTGGCCTGCACGCTTGAAATCCCGCTGGCGGGCGCGTTCCTGCCTGTGGGCGCGCACCCGTGCTCGCGCGTGGCCCTGCCAAAGGGGCGCACAACCTTTTGCGTCGAGGCCCCTGGAAGCCCTGCCGTCTCTTTCCGTGAAGGGAACATCAAATCCAGGCAGGCGCACGGCTGCGTTTTGCTGGGCAAGAACTGGCAAAGTCTGTGCGGCGAGGCGCGCGGGCTGATGAACACCGGCATGACTTTCCACGCGTTCATGGAGCTGATGGAGGGGACGGAAAAGTTTGATCTGGCCGTTGTGGACCTCTCGAAACCAGCCGCTTCATAGCTACGCAGAGGCCCACCGCGATTAAATGCCCCTGGTTGATGCAGCCGGGGGCATTTTTATTCTTGACGCCAAACTTAGGACTCCCCCTCATCTTTTGAAACAAAGGGGGTTCCTATGTCTGTTTCCCGAAAGCCTCACCGTTTGCTGCCTTGGATCATCTGCGCCGTGATTCTCTCGGTGTTGCTGGTCCTTGTGAACATGAACAACATCAGCCAGATTCTCGGCAAGCTGCTCGCCCCCTGCGCTGGGGGTGTTATCGCTTCGCTGCTGTACGAGAAGCTGGCCCTGCCCTATTTCCGGCCCAGCGGCTACTTGGCCCAGGAATGGCACCTGGAGATGGTGTTCAAACCTGGCGTTGCGGACCACGAGATTGTGCCCGGAACGGAAAACAGGTTTATGCTCGCCTGCACGCTCAAGGCCGCGTTCATCATCGCTGGGATGATCGCGGTCGGCCTGGGGAACTAGCATGGCGCGCGCCGTTGTGTGCACCAGCCGGGGCGCTGCCATTCTGCTCATGCTTTTGAGCGTGTGCTCCGTTCTCTCCTCATCCTTCCCGCCCGAGGCCAAGGCCTGGGGCGACATTCCCGCCAAGGCTTGGCGCTATCGCTCCCTGGTGCTCAACACGGTGCGCTCTGAAGCTGGCCCTTCCGCCCCGGCTGCGCTCTTTGCAGCGCAGTTGGCGCAGGAATCCGGCTGGGACCCGCAGGCCGTGTCCCCGGTCGGCGCGCGCGGTCTGGCGCAGTTCATGCCTTCCACCGCCAAGGATATGGGCCGTATGCGCCCAGACATGGGGCCAGCCCTGCCGACAAACCCGGTTTGGGCCGTGCGGGCCATGGTCGCCTACGACATGAAGAACAAGGCCCGGCTCACGGCAGACAGCGATTTTGATCTCTGGGCTCTGATGCTCATGGCCTACAACGGCGGGTTGGGGTGGGTTTTCCGCGACCAGCGCGCGGCCAGGGCCTTGGGGCAATCCCCTGGAAGCTGGGCGGTTGTGGCCACGGTCAACGCTGGGCGCAACGCTGCGGCGAAACATGAAAACGCAGACTATCCCCGCCGCATCATGCTCCGGCTTATGCCGGTGTATGAGTCCGCTGGCTGGGGCAAGGGGGTGCGCTGATGCCGAACGCAATCACAACCGCCATCGCTGGGCTGGCCCTGGCCCTGCTGTGCCTCATCCTGGGCGAGTGCCACGGCGAGCACCGGGGGAGCGGAAACACTCGCAATGAGCTCCAGGCCGAATACGCCGGGAAACTGGCCGAGGGCTACCGCGAGGCGGCCATAAAGCAGCAGGCCGAAACCACGCGGGCAAACGCTCTGGCCGCAAGTCTCATCACCACCAAACACGACATTGAAACAGCGCGCGCCAGTCTGCGCGGGAGGATCGTCTATGTCACGCGTGAGATTCCTGCTGATTGTGGCTTGCCTCCTGATGCTGTGCAGTTGTGGAACGAAGCCCGGCGCTTGTCCGCCCCCGGTGTGCCTCCAGCTGGCGGCTCCGGCGGAACTGATGGACAGGCCGCCGCCGCCGCCTCTTTTGACTCCGGGGTACAGCACAATGCGTCCATAGCGGACGCCTTGGCCAACCACGTGGACTACGTTTCGTTTTGCGAAGGGGTTGTGGCCCAGCGCGACCAGCTGCAAGAGCTTGTGAGGGGGTGGGCCAAATGACCGAGAAAGCGGCCAGTTTTTCCAGCGTTGCTGCGCCATGGATCACGGCGGCGCTCATGTTGGCGATTAATTTACTGTCCCTGGCCTATGCCTATGGGGATTTGAACGCCCGCGTCAAAGCTCTTGAGGAAACCGACAAGCGCTTTGAACCTTCCATCACCTGTGTGCAGGAAATACGCTCGGACATCGCCTGGATCAAAGACGCGCTGAAGGAACGCAGAGATTCGGAGGGGAAGAAACCATGAGCGCGCCGAAAAAACCAAAAGACAAGCCGAAACGCAAGGCCGTGGACTGGGACGCCATTGAGCGCGAATACCGCATGAACCAGTTATCGAACGCGGAAATCGGCAAGCTTCATGGCATCACCAAACAGGCCGTGCAGAAGCATGCAAGCCGGATGGGTTGGGAAAGGGATTTGTCCGGGAAGGTAGCGGCCATCGCGCGCGCCAAGCTTTCGGTTGTCGGCGCGGTTGCCGATTCGGTTGTCGGTGCGGTTGTCGGTGCGGTTGTCGATGAGCCTTCGCGGGCGCGTGCGGAAGAGAGGGCCGTGGACGAAGGCGCGGCTCGCGTGGTGGCCGTGGTGATCAAACACCGAAAGTCTCTTTCGCGGCTGAACGAGATTGCCGAGCGCCTGATGGAGCAGCTGGACAGACAGTTGACCGAGGCGGAAACGGACACGGTTGAACAGGCTCTTGAGGAGGGGCGTCCGAAGCATCGGCTGGACCTGGACAAGGCCAGCAAGGCGACGGCGGCTCTTTCTGCGGCGCTCTCCAAAACGATCCCCCTTGAACGCCAGGCCTTCAATGTGGATGGGGCGAGGCCTACGGCTCCCGTGGACAACGATTTGCCCGAGTCGATCCAGGAACGCCTTGCACTTTATCAATCCTGATCAGGCGCACCGCTTTTACATAGACACGCTGCGCGAGGCCAAGCGCCACTCCATGCGAGTGCTTGACGAAACGCAGCGTTTCCTGCTGCGCAACGATCTCTTCTACCTGGGCGTGCATGGATGCGGGCGGCGGGACATGGACCGCGCGTTCATTCTTCAGCAGTGCCAGGTAGTGCGCTCGGACCCGGACGGCTTTCTCGATCTGTGGGCGCGTGAGCACTACAAATCCACAATCGGTTCATTCCTTCTTCTGCTCCAAGACATCCTGCGCGATGCCGAAATAACCATCGGCATTTTCAGCGTGACGCGCCCTTTAGCAAAGGATCTTCTGCGCGTCATCAAAACGGAGATGGAGAACAACGTCACGCTCAAGCGCCTGTTCCCCGGCATTCTCTGGGAGAACCCCAAGCGCCAGTCGCCCAAGTGGAGCGAGGATGAAGGCTTGATCGTGAAGCGCAAGACGAACCCGCGCGAGGCCACGGTCGAGGCGCACGGCCTGGTGGATTCCATGCCCACGGGCAAGCACTTTCAGATCCTCAACTATGATGACGTGGTGACAGAGCGCACCGTGGGCAGCCCCGAGATGATGCGCAAGACATCGGACATGCTGAAGCTCTCCTACAACCTGGGCCGGGCGGACGCAAAGTTTCGCATGTGGGGCACGCGCTATCACTTCTTGGACGCCCTGGGCGAGGTCATCAAGGACGGCACGGCCACTTCGCGCATTGTGCCAGCAACCAAGGACGGCACCGAAACCGGAGAGCCTGTTTTCCTCACACCGGAGCAGCTGGCAAGCAAGCGCCGCAAGATGGGACCGTACATTTTCGGCTGCCAGATGCTCCTCAACCCAAGGGCGGACGCTGCCATGGGCTTCAAGCCGGAATGGATTCGCTACTACATCCCCAAGAGCTACCACGGCATGAACATCTACATGCTGTGCGACCCGGCGGGCGAAAAGAAACGGACATCGGACTACACCGTGATCGAGGTCATGGGCCTTGCCGCAGACCGCAATGTCTACACCATCAAGTGCGTGCGTGCGCGCATGAACCTGACCGAGCGCACCCGCTGCCTCATCGACATGCACCGCCAATTCCGCCCGCTCAAGGTCGGCTACGAGAAATACGGCAAGGACTCGGACATCGAGCACATCAAGGAAGTGATGGAGCAGGAGAACTACCGCTTCTCCATCACCCCCCTGGGCGGAACCATGGCCAAGAATGACCGGATACGCCGCCTGGTGCCGCTTTTTGAGCAAGGGCGCTGGTGGTTGCCGCAAGTGGACAACTTCACGGACCCGGACGGTCGCGTGCGCAATGCGAGCGAGGAATTTGTGAACGAAGAACTTTTGGCTTTTCCGGTTTCAACACACGACGACATGCTTGACACCAAATCTAGGATTCTTGACCCAGAGTTTAAAGCAGTCTTTCCCGCGCCTTCCTCGGCGCTGCTGGGCAGGCCGGATACGGGCCTCACGGACGCAAGGCAAGGCTGGAAATAGGAGGTTCATATGGGCGGTGGTGGGATTGGTGAGATAGCGGCCATCATTGGCGCAGTGTCTGGAGTGGCCTCGGTGGCGAAGACCGTCAGCGACTTGAGCGCGGGCAAGGCGAGCACACAGTCCGCGCAGACTACCGCGACGGCGACCCAGGCGACCAGCGAGAAAAGCAATTCGTCCGACATTTCGGCGAACATTTTGAAGCAGGAGCAGGCGCGCAAGGCAGCGGCCTCCACCGGCTCAAATTCCATTCTCACGGGAGGCTTGGGCGCTCTGGGCAGCCCGGCAACGCAGTCCGGCGCTTCCTCGCTGCTGGGAATTTAGGGGGCCATTGTGGGCAAGAAAAAGGACAGACGCGACCAAGTGCGCCGCCCGGACATGGGCGCGGGCATCAAGGTTCCCGACCAGCCGCCGAACGGACCGGCTCTTGCCGCATCGCCGACGCTGAACGCTGATGTGGATGGGGGCAAGCTCTTGCGCGACACCGACCACATGGAGCGCAAGGACTATCTGGAGCGGTACCAGGAGCTGAAGAGCCAGGCTGACCTGGGATGGACGCCGCGCTGGAAGAACATCCGCGAGAACCTGCTGCCGGAACGCGGCCTGTTTGAGGGGGAAACCCCAAACTCCGGCGCGGTTGATTTTTCGAAGACCCTGGATATTCGCATCCGCAAGTTTATGAACAACCTGGCCACCATGCTCCAAGGCGGCTTTTCCTCTCCCAGTAAGCCCTGGTTCCGCCTTGGGGTGCCGTTCCCCGAGCTGTTCAATCGGCAGTCGGTGAAGCTCTATTTGGCGGCATGCGAAAAGGTCATGTACCAGGCCTTCCGTCGCTCAAACTTTTACGACGCTATCCATTCCGTCTATCTGGAATCTCTCGGCTTCGGGACCAGCGTTATTTATGGCGAGGAGGACTTTGACCGGCTGTTGAGCTTCCGCGCGCTGACCATCGGCGAATTTTTGTTGGACACGAACCACACCGGACAAGTGGACACGCTTTACCGTGTTGTGAACATGACCGCGCGCCAGCTTGGGCAAAAGTTCAAGAAGGAGCGTCTGTCCGTCGCGGTGCAAAACGCATTGCGCGACAAGCCGGGAAGCTCTTTCCGCGTGCTGCATGTCATTTGTCCGCGCAAGGAATACGACCGGACAAAGGTTGACAACCTGAACATGCCCTACAAGTCCGTGTGGCTTGAGCTTGATGGGCGCGGCGAGCATGAGCCCGGATTCCTTGGCGAGGGCGGCTACATGGAGCAGCCGTTCATGGCTGCGCGCTGGGACGTTGTCGGCTCAAACGTGTACGGCATTGGCCCAGGCTGGTATGCGCTGCCTGAAGTCAAGACGCTGTATCAGGCCCGTGGCGACTTCATCAAGGCCGTGCACAAGGTCATTGACCCGCCGATGCTGGTTCCCTCTGAATACAGGGACCGCATTGTTCATCTCCCTGGCGGGCAAAGCTACGGTGATGAGCAAATCAAGCCGCTCTACCAGATCAATCCAGACATGGCCGCCATGTCCGCATTCATGGAGGACTCGCGCGAGGCCATTAAGAGCGAGTTCTACAACGACGTTTTTATCTTCCTGCTGAACAACTCCGACGCGACGGCGACCGAGATCAACGCACGGATCGAGGAAAAGGTTCGTTTGCTTGGTCCGGCCCTGGAGCGCCTGGAGGCTGATCTTTTTGATTTGCTGATCGCGCGGACCTTCTCTGTGCTGAACCGCGCAGGGATGCTTCCCCCGGCCCCGGACGAGCTCAAGGGGATTGAACTGCGCATAGAGTACATTTCCGAGCTGGCTGCCGCCCAGAAGGAGGTTGGCACCCGGAGCATCCAGAAGACCGTCACATTCGGCCTGGAGCTTTCCAAGTTCGACACGAACCTTGCCAAAAAACTGGACCTAGCCAAGGCCCTGGACGAGTTCCACGAGCTCACCGGGTCGCCGCCGTCCATTGTGCGCCCTGAAGAGGAATACCAATCCCTGCTCGACAAGGAACAGGCGGCGCTGGCTGCGCAGGCGAAGGCGCAAGAACAACTGGAGATGGCGAAGGTACTCCCCCAGGCTGCGCAGACGCTTTCGCAAACGCCCATGGGCGCCGGGGGCAATGCGCTGGACTCGATCATGGGGGCAGGCAACCCGGTGCAAACGGAGCCGCTGGGGCCGCCTGCCGGGCCTCGTCCGTTTGGGCTTCCGGGGTAGGCCATGAAAAAAGCGCCCGAACCTTCCCCAATCTTGGTCCTGGAACAGGGGCTTGGCTTTTCCCTGGAGGAGATGCGCGCACGCATTGCGCGTGACCACGCCAAACAGTCCGAGCATGTGAGGGAATATCTCAATGACCTCGCCGTTGTGCTGGCAAAGCCCGAAGGGATGCGCGTCTTGTGGGTCATTTTGGAACGCCTCGGCCTGTTCAACCTGAAGATATTCACGGGCAATTCGGAAACCTATCACAAGCTTGGGAAGCACGAAGCGGCCCAGGCCCTGTTTATGGATATCGCAGACGCGGACCCGGTGGGTGCTGCCCGCCTTTTGACCATGAGCTACATGGCTCACAAACCAGAACAAGGAGAGACAGATGGAAACTCTGCTGACTGATGGCGCTGCCGGAGCGGATGACACCGCCAGCCAGAGCGCCGGGGGTGCGGGAGATGCCAACCTGAATCAGGGCGGCGACCAGGGAACGAACGCGCAGGGCTCGGAGGGTGACGGCGGCGCAACCGCCAGTTTCTTTGACTCCCTGCCCGAGGACATCCGCAACAGCATCCCGGAAGAGCTGCGCGCGAGTGAAGCCTTCAAAGACCAGAAGGATTTGGCTGGCTTCCTTAAGCGTTTTTCCGAGATGGACGGTGAGCTCAAGGGGCTGCCCAAGCCGCCTGAAACGCCGGATGCCTATGAGGTTCCGACAGAAGAGGGCCTTGAGGTTGTTCCGGCCTATGTGGACGGCTTTAGGGATGTCGCCCACAAGCTCAAGCTCACCCAGGAGCAGGTTGCTGGATTGTCCAGCTGGCAGAATGGCTACCTCAAGGCCGCCGCCGAGAAACACCAGGCGGACAACGAGGAGGCGCGGGCCAAGCTCAACGAGCGCGGCCAGCAGATGCTCCAGAAGCCGGAGAAAGAGGGCGGATGGGGGGCCAGGTTTGACGAGAGGCTGGACCACGCGAAGCGTGCGTTCAACTCCTTGGCCGGGGACGCCCCGGAAATTGTGGAGTGGGCGCGCGACCCGCGTATTGGCTCCCACCCCGCCTTCCTGATGCTGCTTTCCAGGGCAGCCGAGAAAATGTCCGAGGACTCGTTGGGGAGCGCCCGCGGCGGTGGCCCGGCTGGCGCCGCAAGGACGCAAGACGGCAAACCCATGCTCCGCTTCCCCAGCATGGAAAAGAAATAACGAGTCAGGCTTGAACCTGGCAAGGAGGCCGAAATGGCTGAACTCACCCGCAACAAGTTGACCTTGATGGATCTGGCCAAGCGCGAGGACCCCAACGGCGACACCGCCGCAATCGTCGAGGTTCTGGCCGAGGACAACGAAATCCTTCAGGACGCCATTTGGACCGAAGGCAACGACACCTTCTCCAACCTGTCCACGCAACGCTCCAGCCTGCCTTCCGGCACGTGGCGGCGCATCAACAAGGGCGCCGGAACGGAAATCTCCGACACCAGGCAGATCGTGGACACCCTCGGCATGCTCGTGAGCTACGCCGAGTGTGACAAGACCCTGGCCGATGCAGCCGCCAACCCCAAGGCGTTCCGCATGTCCGAGGCTTCGGCGTTCCTGGAGGGTCTGGGTCAGACTTTGGCCGAGGCCATGGTTTACGCCAACGGCCAGATCGATCCCGAGCAGCCCACGGGCCTTGCCCCGCGCATGGCTTCCCTTTCTGGCGCAGGAACCGCCAAGAGCACCGTGCTTGGCTGCTCCGGCACCGGCTCGGACCTCACCTCCGTGTACATCGTCAACTGGAGCCTGGACGGCGTGTTCATGTTCTACCCGCGCAACCAGGCCAACATGGGCATCAAGCACCAGGACCTCGGGGAAGTCACCCTCGAAGAGTTCTCCTCGGCTGGCGCTGCCACGGGCCGCAAGTTCCAGGGCTACCGGGATTACTTCGAGGTCAAGGCTGGCGTGGCCGTAAAGAACCCGCGCGCCATGGGCCGCGTGTGCAACATCGAGACTTCCGGCAGCACGAACATCTGGAGCGATGACGTGATGCTCTCGGTGATGAACCGCATGAAGAAGCGCGGCCAGGGCTCCATGGCCTACTGCAACGGCACCGTGCTGGACCATGTGGACAAGGCCGTGAAGGACAAGACCAACGTGGCCTTCACCTCGAAAGAGGTGTTCGGCGTCCCTGTGCAGGCGTTCCGTGGCGTCCCCATTCGCCGCGTGGACCAGATTCTCGACACCGAAACCCAGGTCAGCTAGCGCGCCGCCCTGCTGAAGGAGGTTAATCCTATGTCTATCATGGATGACAAGCTCGTTTTCTCTGATTCGCAAAGCGCTGCCTGCGCCTCTGGCGCGAGCATCAACTCCACTAACATCATCGACCTGGGGGCCGGGCGCAACTTCTTTGGAGCGGCCAAGGCTCTCAACCCCGGCCAGGGCAACGATCTCTTCCTCAACGTCATCTGCGAGGATGAGGACTGGACCAAGAGCGGCGTGGGCACCACCTGCACGCTCGATCTGGTGCATGGAACCGCCAACGACGGTTCGGCCATCACCACCGGGGCCGCTGTGCTCATGTCCAAAACCCTGACCATCGCCGATTGCGACGATGGGGACGTTCTTTGGAGCGTTCAGCTTCCGGCTGATCCCACCTCCCGTTTCCTTCAGCTCAAAATCACCACGCCCGCCAACGCGGCCATCACCGCTGGCAAGATGACGGCCTGGCTGGGGCAGGCCATGGGCACCCCGGAATCCATGAAGTAGCAGAGCGGTGGGCACTAGCCCCCCATTGACAGCTCGGGGCGGGGCAGCCGCCACCTTCCCGCCCCGAGCCCCAATTTGTGGCGCAAGGAGGCAACCAATGGCGACTTTCACGTGTGAGACAAAAACGTTTTGGAAAGGGCGCTTGTACAAGCCCGGCGAAAAAATCAACTACCCCGCAGAGCACGCGGACAAGGTGCCGCACCACTTTACCCGCACAGACTTGAACACTGACCCGGAAAGCCCGGAGCCGGAGTTGATTTCTTCCGTGGGCGCTCCCCGGCGCAGCCCCGCTCCCCGGCGCAGCCCCGCTCCCCGGCGCCGCGTGAGCAAAGAGCCCGAGAGCTACGACGCGCGCGAAGTCGCGGCCATTGCGGGCATGCAGGCCAGCAAGCGCAACAAGCTGCTGTCGAAGCTGGCCGTGAACGTTCCGGGCAACGCCAGCCCGGATGAGGTCGCCATGCTCATTCTCGACGCCGCGAAAGCCGCTGGCGTTGACCCTCTTCCGAAGGATGCGCGCGAAAAGATCAACGCTGATCCCGTGCAGCCGCAGCTGGAAAACGACGAAACGCCCGCCTCCGCGCCTCCGCGTCAGGCTGATCCTGATCAGGGCGGCGGTGTGGCCATCGGCGACACGCTTTAAGGCCAAGAAGATGGGTGGGGACGTGCAGGGCGTCCCCACCCCGCAGAGGGGGGTGCCATGGCCACGATCTCAAAAGTGAAAATTTGCAACATGGCGCTGGTCAAGGTCGGCCAGGCGCGCATCGCCTCTCTGGAGCAAGCTGGAAACAAACCAGCCGCTACCTGCAAACTGCTTTATGACCAAATGGTGCTGGAAACGCTGGAGGAGCACAATTGGGCGTTTGCACGCAAGCGCGAAGCCCTGGCGCGTATAGCCACCAACCCAACAGAGTATTGGGCCTACTCCTATGCGCTGCCCACGGACATGGTGCGCGCTCGCAGCATAGACCGGGACTCTGGCACTGTTGAGATTCCATACCAGATCGAAGGCGACCAGTTGTTTTGCAACGAGTCTGCACCCGTCTTGATTTATACAGGGGGCATCACCGACCCTCTCAAATTTTCGGCTGGTTTCGTGCGCGTGCTCGTTGTGCGTCTGGCGCTCGAAACAGCAACCGCGCTGCTGGATGAAGAGTCGGCCACCGTGGATTTGCTGAAACTCTACGACTACACCTTGAAGAAGGTCACAAACTTGGACGCCACGCAACAGGCCGCCGTGGAACTCCCCAAAGACACCTACATCACCATCAGGCGGTAGGAGGGACACTATGCCGAAGGTTGTCCCCATCATCACGAACCTGACGGCAGGGGAGATGACTCCCCTGCTCGATGCTCGCGTAGACTTCAAGAAATTCGCCAACGCCTGCGAGGTGCTGGAGAACTTTATTGTTCGTCCGCAAGGCGCTGCAACCAAACGGTCTGGTACATATTTTGGCGGCGAAGTGCAAAACTCGCTGCTGCGCGCCCGGCTGATCCCGTTCATTTTCTCTACTGTGCAGGCGTATGCTCTTGAGTTTGGGCAAGATGCCGCCGGGCTGGGGTACATGAGGCCTTGGAAAAAAGGCGCGGATGGCACCTATGGCGTGATTTTGAACGGCACAACGCCGGTAAAGATTTCCACTCCATACCTCGCAGCGGATATTGCTGAAATTCAATACACCCAGACTGCGGACGTGCTTTACCTTTTTCATCCCAGCTATCCCCCACAAAAGCTCTCCCGGACCAGCCACACGTCTTGGAGCATGGCCGCAGTGGTATGGGGCACCAGCATGACCTCACCCACCGGAGCGTCTGTCACAAACGTAGGGACCGCCGGAACCACGGAGTATCAGTACCAAATCACAGCCAAGGACGCATCAGGAAATGAATCGTTGCCCACGGCTGTGCTCACCACCTCTACCGGGAACGCAGCTCTAAGCACTACAAACTACAATAAAGTCAATTGGACGGGGTATGACTCCAAAGCCGTGGAGCTTTGCATCTATCGTGGGTATGATGGTGTTTTCAAATACATAGGTAACGCCTCCCCGACAAAGCTTTACTTCAAGGATACAGGGCAGGACTACGATTCCACCTTGACGCCACCCGTTGAATATTTGCCCTTCAACGCAGCGGGGAATTACCCTCGCTGCGCGTCATTCTATCAGGACCGGCTCTGGATCGGCGGGACAAACAACCGGCCCCAAACCATCTGGGGCACGCGCACCGGGGACCACCAGAATTTAAACTTGTCGCGCCCAAAGAAGGACGCGGATTCTGTGGAGTTCACGCTGCTGTCCAACGACGTGAGCTTGGTCCGATGGATGTCGCCTGGAAAGAAGGTGTTTTTGATGGGCACGCAAGGGGCGGAATGGATTCTCCAGTCCTCCGATTCTGGCGCCATAACCCCCACCAATGTTGATGCGCGCAAAGAGACATTCAACGGATGCTCCCTGATGCGCGCGCTGCCTATCGGCTCCGTGCTGCTGTTCGTAGAGTGCTTTGGGAAGAGGGTGCTGGAGTTCGCCTACACGCTTGAGAGCGACGGCTACAACTCTCCAGACCTTATAGTCCTGGCCGAACACCTGACCCGAGACAATATTCTTGAGGAGTGGGCCTACGCGCAAACTCCGCACCGCCTGGTGTTTACCGTGCGCGATGACGGGGTTTCCCCCGTTCTCACCTATTTCCGGGACCATGAGGTTGTGGGCTGGTGGCGCTTCATCACCGATGGGCAGATTGAATCCGTCTGCTCAATCCCTGGTTCTGACCGGGATGAGATTTGGCTTATCGTGAAAAGAACCATCAATAATGTAACAAAGCGTTATATTGAGGTTCTTGCTCCAACATTTTCCAATGATCTGACCTGTGAAGACGCGTTTTTTGTTGATTGCGGGGCGACCCTGGACAACTGGAACCCAGCCGACACATCAGCCTTGGCCAAGCGCCTGCGCATGGCTCTGACGCTCTCTGATGCAAGCTGGGCCAAGGGCGATGAGGTATTCATCTTCTCCAGCAACGCGGGGAGCGGCCCTGCCTTCAATATCGGCTATGCCTCGAATGTCGGAAAGCGGTTCGCCTTCCACAACGCCGATGACACGCTCACGCGCGTAAATGTCCAGGCAGTCAGCAACGCCGGGAAGGTGCTGGCAAAGCTTGAAACGGCTGCCCCGGCAGAGCTCCGCAATGTTGCCGTGTCCGAGTTCGCAAAAATGGTCACCAGCCTTTCCGGCTTGACTTGGCTTGAGGGGAAAACCGTGGATCTTCTGGGGGACGGGAAAAAGCTGCCCTCGCAGGTTGTGAGCGCAGGCGTTGTTCCTCTCGCGCGTCCCTGCGCAAAGGTTCACGTCGGGCTCAATTTTGTGGGCACAATTGTTCCCCATGCCGTTGACGCTGGTTTCCAGGATGGCACATCGGTTGGCCGGGTCGCCAGGATCAGTAAGGTCGCTGTGCGCCTGTATCAAACCTATGGGCTCAAGGCTGGGCCAAAGACAGGCGTTGTCTCTCCGCTCAACTTCAGCACAGACACGGCGCGCATGGGCGCGGCGCTCGTTCCCTTCTCTGGCGACAAGGATATTCCCCTGGACAGCGGTTCCGAGCCAAGCCCGCAAATCCGCATGGTCCACGATGAGCCACTTCCTTGCACCGTTCTTTCCATCATGCCGCGCATTCATGGAACTGGAGGCTAGGGATGGGAGAAATCATCGCGTTCGCCCCAGAGCATCTTGACGCCCTTGTGCCGCAAGAGCGCCTTGAGTGTAGCGGCGTCGAGGGCTGGGGCATCACGGGCAGCCGGGAACATGCGTTGGCTCTGGCCAAGTCAGGTCCAGCATTCTCATACCTCGCCTCTTCAGGAGAAATTCTGGCGGTCAGCGGGGCAACGCTTTTTTGGCCAGGTGTCGGATGGGGCTGGGCCTTTATTGACCGCAGGGCCTTCCTGGAGCTCTCCGGCCTTGTGCACGCCTTTAAGCGCGGCATCGCTGGCTTGATGGATAAAGGCGGTTTGCATCGCCTCCAGGCCACTGTGCGCAAAGATTATGAACGCGGGCTACGTTTCGCCCACGCCATTGGCATTACCGATGACATCTCAATCCTGAAACGATTTGACCAGGACGGCTCGGACCACGTGCTGTTCGCTAAACTTGCGAGGTCGCTATGAGTTGGCAAACCCCCGTGGCCCAAGTCCAGGACGCAGGCACATCGTCCCTTATCTCTACTGACGTATCGGCGCTCTATGAGGACACGCCATGGACCGCCTCCGGTGAATACGTCGGGCAAGGAACGGCCCCGGTTGACACGGGCACCCCAGGGCTTTCCTCGTCTCTGACCAACATCAGCTCCAACCAGTCTTGGACGGACGTTCTGACAAGCAAAGAAGGTTCCACAAACATCCTTAAAGCGGCTACCGGCCTTGGCGGTTTGGCGCAAATGGCGGCTGGAAGCCAGGCCGCAGCGAGCCAGCGCAAAATTGGGAAAATGAACGCTGCGGTGCTGGAAGGCGAGGCGCAATACCAACTGGAGCGAGGCCAGCAGGCGACCTACGCGAGCCGTCGCAAGTATCAGGCGCTGCTTTCCTCGCAAAAGGCCGCGTATGGGGCCAGTGGAGTGAGCTCAAGCGAGGGTTCTCCGCTCATGGTGCTGGAGGACACTTACGCAGCCCAGGAGGCGGATGCCGATCTGATCAAGTGGGGGGCTGAAATCGCGGCCACACAGGCGCGCAACAAGATCCCCGGAGTCCAGATCGAGGCGAAGCTCGCGGCGAACAAGTCCCTATCCTCGGGCATGGAGTCCTTGCTCACGGCTGGCGGGCGCTACTGGCAGTTGAACGGATAAGGGGAAGCCATGAAGATTCCAACCGCACCTGTAGGCTCAACGGTCGCGTTGCCCGGCACCGGCTCCGGCGTGATGCAAAAGCCCTCGGACTTCGCAGCGGCAAACGCTGGCAAGGAAATGATCCCTCCCGAGATGATTGCTGCTGTTAAGGCTGATGAGGAGAGGCAGCAAACGCTTGATGTCATTGAAAAGCACAACAGCTTCGCCGACAAAGAACGGCAGATGCTGGATCAGGTGCGCCAGACCGAAGGGAAGAACGCTCTTACTGGTCCAGACCACCCTGCCGTGTATGACCAAGCCCTGGAGTGGTATAACAAAGAGGCGCAGGCCGTCATAGAAACCCTGCCAAGCGACCGGCAGAAGCTCCTTATGACGCGCATGGTGGGCTCCAACCGCGACAGGGGCCTGGACGCTGTTGCCTTACACCAGTCACAGCAACAGAAAGTCCATGCCGAAAGCGTTTCCTCTGGGGCTGTGCAGGCCGCAAAACAAGCCGTTGGCCTGAAGTGGGGGGATGTCTCCGGCGTTGACCAGGAGTTCGTCAGGGCAGCCGCAGCGATTGACGCCGCGCACCCAGGGCAAGACAACACCCAGCGCAAGATACTCGCCCAGCAAGACATCTATGGGCATGCCCTCAACCTCGCGCTGGCCTATGGCGACAAAGACAACTTCGCCTACGCCAATGAGCTGCTGTACGGCAGGCAGGGAAACGGGTTTGACCCGAGCAAACAGCCCGGCCTTACCGAACCGGGGAATATTGACCTTCTGAACAGGCCACGCGTGAAGAATGCGGACGGCTCAATCTCCACTGTGCGCTCCATGTCTGTGGAGATGGATGGGCAAACAGTCTTGCTGCCTACCGTTGCCGCAGACGGCTCCGGGATACTCTCCAATGAAGACGCCATTGCTCAATATCAGGCAACCGGCCAGCACCTTGGAAAATTCAAGGATGCCGCCAGTGCGGACCGATACGCTTTGGCCCTGCACAAAGACCAAGAGCGCCTGCTGAACCAGGGCATCCGTGACAAAATATCGCCGGAGATGCAGGCGCACGCCGTCACAACGCTGCGCGTGCAGGAAAAAAGCTCTGCCACGATGAACTCCTATTTCTCGGTCATGGCGGACGCTGGGCGTGATCCGGCAAAGGCCGTGGCCCTGCTCAACGATCCTGGCTATGTCGCGCAAAAGGGGCTCAAGGGCGACACGTGGAACAGCGTCATGGCCATGGCCGAGGGCCGCGCGCACTACCTCCAGGGCCAGCAGGACCGGGCGAGGAACCGCGCCAATGAATCGGCCAGCAAGTCGCTGTACTCCACATGGGTGGCCAACAACGGGCAAATGTCTCCCGAGGCGTTGATGGAGTTCGCGCGCAAGAACCCCGGCGCGGCGCACCTGGTTGTGCCGTTCATGCAGAACGCGCAGCGCGCGGTCAGTGAAGAGACATCGGCCAGGGCTGATTACGCCATGTTCCAGGCCAGCCTTTCTGGCGATCTTTCATCCAAGGGATACCAGCTGCTCGCCCAGCACGGCCCTGCTCTCTCCGCTTCACGGCGCGACCACTGGAGCAAGATCGTCGCCGATGGGGTGAACATGAAGCCCGCGCATGGGGCGTTTAAACAGTCAGCTGCGATGGCTGGGCTCGTGTTTGATGAAAAGGCCGGTGACAACGAATCGAAACAAAAAGCGAATGCGGAGTATGTGCGCACGTTGCGGGCCTATGAGGACGAGGTGCGCCGTAACCCGAACTTGAGCCAGGCCGACATGCAGAAGGTTGCGGACAAGTATGTGGCCCCTGTGGTGACCGCGCGCACAAGCTGGGGCAGCGGCCCTGGTTTCTGGGATGGTCTGTTCGGTGTTTCTGGGGAAAGGGCAACCTTTGGTTCCGCTGTTTACGGCGGCGGTGAGGTGAAATTCAGGGGCGACCGGGCGGACCTGAAACCCACTGCCAAACAGATGTCCGCCTTGGGCATGATCCCGAACGAAGAGGCCGCGCTCAAATATTATCAGACGTTGGGGAAGGACAGTCTCATCATCCGCCAGGGTGTGTTGGCGCAGATGGAAGAATTGAACGCCAAGCGCCAGGACAAATATCCCGTCAACGAAAAAACAATCCAGCGCATTGAGCGTGACGCCTTGGCGAAGTACGGGCCGGACTATCTCTACAAAAAGGGGCAAGTGGCATGGATCAAGGCACAGCAGTAAACCCGAGCGCCAACATCTTTGACATGCTTGAGGGTGGCGCCACGGGCCAGAAAGGCCTAGACGCCGCCACGCCCTTGCCCATGTCACAGCGTGTGGAAGTTGACCTCATAGACGGCCTTGTTGCGCAGGATGAAGCGCTGCAAGAAAAACGCGCCAAGATGCCGGGAGAGATGCCGTTCGCGCTCAAGCCGCTGGAGCCTATCGCACCGGACGCTCTGGCTGACAATATTGCCCAGGCCTTCAAGCGCACCAGCGGCTTGGCCCCGGACCAAGTGTCCGAGGTCCAGCAACTGGCGAAACAGACCAAGTTGCCGGAGCCGTTCGTCCAGGCGAACCTGGACAAAGTGCGCGACCTGGCGAAATACCCGGACCCGGATGTTGCGGACCTCACGCGCACCAATCCCGGAACCGCGCTTTTCCTGTCCGATCCGGCCAACATGGCCTTGGCAAAGGATGATGTGGCAGGCCTGCGCAGACTGGAGGACTCCCTGGCGAATCTTTGGCCTGGGGTGCACGCCGCGCACGTAGCGCGCGATACCTCACCCTGGGGAGCCTGGGACAGCTTTTGGCAGAAAAACCGCCCGGTGGATGAGCGAACGGGGTTGGCATGGCTGGCCTCCGCTCCTGGTCAGGCATGGGACGCTGGCAGAGAGCAGGATGCTTTGGCATTCGCCTACTCGGAAATGCTCTTTGAGGGGGATCGCCCCGAGTTGCGGCGGACCATTGAGGAAATGAAGCGTGGTCGCGTGCAGGAACCCCGAGCGGACTCCTACATGCAAAAGATTATCACTGGCGGTACGGCGCAGGTTGCGCAATACCGCGACATGTTGCCGGACATTGGCTGGCCCGCCCTCGCTGGCGGCGCGCTTATGTACGGCATTACCGCTGCGGCGACACGGAGCCCGGCTGCCGCCGCCGTTGCGGCTGAACGCGGCATCAAAGTTGGCGCTGGTGCTGGAGCCTTCTACTCCATGTTCAAGCTGGAGGGTGGCAGCGCGCTTGAGGAATACATGGGCTTCACGGATGAGAACACCGGCAAGCCCATTGATTTTAATCTGGCGCGCGGCGCGGCCATTGTCACGGGCGCCGTCAATGCGGGCATTGAAGCAGCTGAACTGGCGTTGTTGCTCAAAATGACCGGAGTGACCAAGGCTGTTTCCGGGCTGACCGAGGCGACAAAGCGCCAGTTTGTCAAAGAGGCCGTGGTCAAGGGCATGGGCCTGCCCAGCACGCGCGCGCTGCTGATGCGCATTGGCGCAAAGGGCACGGGCGCGTGGCTGCTGGAGTCCGGCCAGGAAGGCGTGCAGGAGCTTGTGACGGCCTACCTGGGGGAGTTGGCAAAGTCCGTCCATAACGCTGGCGAAGGGCAGTATATTGAGCCCGCTAGCCCGGCCAGCATTGGAAGTAGGGTCGGTGACACCATCATTGACGCCAGCGCATCATTCTTGCCGCTCATGGGCGTCAGCACGGGCATTGGTGCGCACCGCAGTCTGCGCGCCGCGAACAAGGCCAAGCTGGTGGAAACCAAGCTGGGTGAATTCAAGGCCGCGCTGGACGAACAGCGCCTTACCTCTCGCAGCCCGGAGGCTGTTGAGCAGGCCGTGCGCACCATGACGGGCACCCCGGAAGGGAAGGACGCCCCGCCGCTCTACATCAACGCCAGAGCCTTTGAGGGCTACTTCCAGCAATCCGATAGCATGGACGAGGCCATGCGTGTGCTTGAGGTTATGGGCATCACCCCGGAAGAGTTCCACGAGGCCGTGACGCTGGATGCCGACCTGGCCCTGCCCACGGACAAGGTGGCCTCAACCTTGGCCCCAAGCAAACACTGGGACGGCCTTGCACCGGACCTGAAGCTTGACGCCTTTGACCTTTCTTCGCGCCAGGCTCTTGGTATAGATCATGAGGCTGAACAAGTGCGAATCCAGGAGCTTGCAAAGGCTTTTGATGAGGCCCAGATTCCGCAGGAAGAGATTGAACGCCTGGCCGGTGAATTCATGGCGTCTGGCCGTTACTCCAAGAATCAGGCCCGGCGCACAGCGGAAATATTCGGCAACCTCTCACGAACACTTACGCAGAGCGGACACGAAACGCCGCGCCAGTGGTTCGAGCGCGTGCGGCCTCGCATCATGAATGATACAGCCGAAGATTTCATGAAGCGCTGGGGCATTGCCGCAACGGCTGCGGACCGTCGCGCGCGTGCGGCACAGGAGGAGCCCGGCGGGCCGCTCTCTGCCCTGCAAGACGATACAATATCCAGGGCCATGGAGGCCGCGCGGCTGCACGGGAACGTTGTCCCGCTGCACATATTCAGCCCAGATGATGCTCAATCTTTCCGTGATGCCCGGCTGGTCACGCAAGGCGAATCATTACCAGACCCGGACACCGGGGAAGTGTTCGACTATGAAGGCATCGCCGCGCAACACGTAGAGGCTGAACACGCGAGGCGGGCCAAAGCCTCCCGCGTGAGCACTTCCGCTGTTTCAATCGCGGAGATTGTGCGCAACATACAAGCCCGCATGGAAGGCTACCAGACACAACTGGCCGCAGAGCTCGCCAAACAAGTTCTCGCCAACCAGGAGACGATTACTGGGCTGTCCGCCAGCATCGAACGGGACAAGGCCCAGCTGGAGAAGTTGTCCAACCAGTTGGACGATGGGCAGACCCACATTGAAGGGCCGCTGTTCCAGGGCGGGCCTTTGGGTGATGGCCCGGCTGGCGCCGCCTTTCTCCAGTCCTTCCCCGGCTTCTACTCTCCCACGGCGCGGTTTGTTGAGGCCCTGAACGTCAAAAAGTCCCAGCCTGCAAAGTTCTGGATTGACCAGCTTTGGAAAGGCCAAGAGGCCAAGCCTGGCCTGCGCCCCGAGGAGTTTTCTGACCTTGGCTTGCGCGACTGGCTGGAGGGCGTTGAAGGACTGGTGAGCAAAGAACAGGTGCTCCAGTTCATCGCCGATGGAGGGCCGAAGCTGGAGGAAGTGGTGCGTGGCGGTTCGCAGGAATCGGTGCGACACGCGGAAAACGTGTTGGTTGAACATCTCCTCCGCGTGGAATCTTTCTCGGAAATGGGGGCTCATGACTACGCCCTCAACGCCGCGCGAGGGGAGTTGTCCGACTCGCAGAATAATTTAGCCTCACCGGAACTGCGCCGCCTATCCGAGGCGTTGCGTCAAGCGTACACGGCTAGGGGAGCGGAGGGCGGAGGTGCCCAGACAAAGTATGGTCAATGGCAACTCCCCGGCGGCGAGAACTACCGTGAAGTTCTGGTGACTATTCCCTCGAACCCCAGCATGCCCTTTGCGGAGTATCTGGCCGCATACCGCGAGCGTTTCCCGAACACGCGTGCGGACGAAGCCATGATCCGCAATTACTGGCAGGCCGGGCATGGGCTGCCAGCGCCAGGAGTGGTTTCTGGCAAATCTGATCCGGCGGTGTACCGCTCTTCACATTGGGATGAGCCGAACGTCCTTGCGCACTTCCGGCTGAATGACCGCACCGACGCTGACGGCAACCATGTGTTGTTCGTCGAGGAGATCCAGAGCGATTGGCACCAGAAGGGCCGCAAAGAGGGCTATGGCCCGACAAAGATTTCTCCCGACAGGTATGAGGTGCGGCATGATCCTGCTGGTGATGCGGAATTTCCATGGTCTGTGATCAGCAAAGACACTGGGCGCGAAATAAACCGAACCCGTGATGAAGCCGCGGCCCATATGGTTGTGGATGAGGCCATTCAGCACAGAGAGAAACGGGAAGCTGGCGTTCCCAACGCCCCCTTCAAGAAGTCTTGGCCCCTGTTGGCATTCAAGCGCATCCTGCGCGAGGCTGCGGAAAATGGCTACGACGCCGTTGCCTGGACAACGGGCGAACAGCAGGCCGAGCGCTACGACTTGAGCAAACAGGTTCGAGAGGTGGTTGCCGCCAGGGGTAAAGCCGGGGCCAGCGTCACTGTGGTCAGCCTCGATGGCATAAACATCATGGATTCGGTGTTCTTCAGCTCCGAGGTCGCTTTGTCCGATTCTCTGGGCAAGGAACTGGCGCACAAGATTTGGGAACAGCAGGACGAAGAGCAGACCTACGCCGGGCTTGACCTCAAGGCCGGCGGCGAGGGCATGAAGGGCTTCTACGATAAGATGCTACCCAAGGCCGTGCAGGACTATGCCAAGAAAATCGACCCCGGCGCGAAGGTAGGGGAGAGTAAGATATCTGCGACTGCTCCCTTAAAAGGGGCAGCTGAAGTACGCCATAGCCAACGCGATGGATGGGGGGTCCGCGTCAATGGAGGTTGGTGGTTTTTCCCTGACAGAGAAAGTGCACAGGCGCGGGCGGACAAATTAAACAACGTCGGTTGGGATTCGTTCGTCTCTGTCCACTCCCTCACTATCACCCCGCGCCTGCGCCAATCCGTTGTTGAAGGCCAAGCCCTGTACCAGGGCAGGAACGCAATCACCCGCGGGGCAATCCATTGGGAGCAGGGCCAGGCCATCGTGTCCCTGTTCGAAAAAGCGAACATCACCACAGGAACCCACGAGCTGGGGCATTTGTACTTGACCGAGCTTGAGAGGCTGGTCGCCGTGGGGCAGGCGACGGCGCAGCAAGAGGCTGATCTGAACATCATCCGTGAGTGGGTAGGAGAGAAGGGAGACAAGATCGCGGAACAGGGCCAGGAGAAGTTCGCAGACGGCTTCTTGACCTACCTGCGCGAGGGCAAGGCCCCGACTGATGCCCTGGCGGAAGTGTTCGCAAAGTTCAAGCGCTGGATAGCCGCCGTGTACAAAGCTGTGCGCAGCGCCGGAGTCAAGATCAACCCCGAGGTGCGGGGCGTGTATGACCGCATGCTGGCAACCGAGGAGGAATTGAACGGTGCGCGCCACAAATATGGTCTGGAGCCGATCTTTGAGGGAGAGACGGGCCTTGATTCTTCCATGGTCACGGCCCAGGAGCGGGAGGCTTACGAGACGCTGGCCAACCGGGCCTCTTTGGCTGCGGACATCGAAATGCAGAAGTATCACGAAGCCGAGCGCAACAAATACAGGCGCCAGCTTATCGAGATGTTCAACGAAGACCTGAAGCAAAACATTGCGTGGCGCATCAAATCATCTCTTTTGTACGGGGTTGACCCGCTGGGGGTGAACGGCTCTGCGACAATGCCGGACAAGAAATCAAAGAACTACTCGGCGGGAAGCAAGGGCTTGAGCTATGACGACGCAATCTACCACTGGGGGAAAGAGGGGATTGAGGGAATACAGCTTGGTCTAGTGAGAAAGGGAGGCGTTTCTCTGGATGACCTGCTTATTGAGTGGGGCCTTGAGTCTCCCAACGTGGTGTACGACGCTTTGCACTTCAGCAAGACGGAAGCCCGAGACAAGTTCCTGGCTGGCCCCATGGCGAGGTTTGACGCCGAATGGAATGAGTTTGGCACGCCGTGGGCCAATGAACTCCAGGAAAAGCGGCTGGACGCCGAAGCGCGCATGTTGCAACGCCTGGCCAGAAATTACGTGCCTGCGACCATGCAGGGCATCAAGCGCATGGTTGAGCGCAAGGTTGAGAACATGACCGTGGCCCAGCTACAGTCCAGTTTCCAGAACCTCAAGGCCGTTGTGGCCAAGGTCGGGCAGGACATCCGCCAGGAGAAGTATTTGCTGGCCGTCGCCATGCGCTACGAAACGGAAACTGCGGTGCGCGAACAGCGGCAGGCAAGCCAAGAGCGGCTGCGGGCCTTGCGCGAGAAATGGGCGGAACGTGTGGCCCAGGCGAACGAGCGCCGCCGCATAGCTCTGGCGGAAATCCGGGAACGGACCAAGGCCCGTGAAGAGATGGGCAAGCTCAAGACGCTCTCCAAGCGCATCTTCAATTCCAAGAGGATGGATTGGGACTATCGGGAACAGGCCATGGCCATAGTGCAGCGCTTTGGCCTCGGCACGCCGACAATGGCCCCGGCGATGCCCTACGAGATGCCTCCCCTGCTGCAATTTGTGCAGGAGAAAGGCATTGATGTTTCCGCCTTGTCCGAAATCCCGGCCTGGCTGTTTTCCGAGCCTCGCACCGGCTTCCGGTCTGTGCAGACTATGACCGTTATCCAAATGCGCGAGTTGCGCAGCACGCTCCAATATCTGCACCATCAGGGCATAAACGAGCGCAAAATGCTCGGCATTGCCGAGGACCTGGAGGTTGCGACCGTAGCCGAACGGTCCGTGCTGACCATGAACACGCTGAACAAGGGGCCAAAGATGCTCTCCGAGCGGGAGCGTGAGGCCAACAAGATTTTGGTCAAGTCGCGCGGCCTCATGGCCGAGCTGGGCATGGTGCGCTATTGGGCGGACGCTGCGGACGGCTTTACCAATCACGGGCCGCAGTCCAGCCCTGGGAACACCACCACCTATCTTGTCCATCCGTTCGACAAGGCGGAAAGCAATAAGCAGCAGGACTTGCGCAGCCTGGGGGACAAGCTGGACAAGATATTTGAGCCCTACCGCGCGCAGGATACCGGGTCTGTGTTTAAAATTGAAGGGGTTCCTCTGACTGCCGAGGCCACACAGGAATGGGGAGGCATGTGGGACCGCCAGAAAGTCCTCATGGTGGCCTTGAACATGGGGAACGAGGGGAATATTCGTGCTCTCATGGGGGGCTATGGCTGGGACTACAATCACCTGGCCAAGATCACCGCGCGCCTGACCAACGAAGAATGGCGCATGGTGCAGCAGGTTTGGGACCTCATTGAAGAGCTCTACCCGCGCATCGACAACATCCACCGCATCAGCAACGGAACGCCCTTGGCCAAGGTTGAGGCTTTGCCGCTGGACAGTCCGGTTGGGCATCTGCGCGGCGGGTACTTCCCGCTCATCTTTGACCACCGCTTGAGCGACAAGGCCGCGTTCCTTGGCGGGCTGGACAAGCTGATGAATGAAGTGGAGACGGGCTCCTATGCGGATGAAATTCAGCACCACGCCGCAGTGTTCCGCAAATCGAACCCGATCAACACATTCACGAAGGTCCGCAAGGGCTCTTCCCTGCCGCCGCTGCTCTCTCTCAAAGTTCTTTCGCAGCACCTCAACACGAGTCTGCACTACATTCACTATGGCCTGCCTCTGCGCAACGCCTACAAGATGGTTGTTGTGCCCGAGTTCCGCGCAGCCTGGGTAAAATCGTTTGGCGAAGATTCATACATGGAGCTTGGCAACTGGCTGCGCCGCCAGGCCCGGCCCGGCTTGGTTATGCCGGGGCGCTTCGACAAGATGTTTGAGAGTCTGCGGACGCTTGGCGGAATACAGGCGCTTGGACTGTCCGCTCAAAGCGCCTTGACCCAGCTGTCCAGCGTGTCGATGTCCTGGCAAGAGATAGGCTTCCGGCAATTCATGAAAGGCTGCGCCATCATGGCCGAGCATGGAGAAAACGCCTGGGCTGCCGCTGCGGACCTTTCCGCATACATGGCGGACCGCAGGCACAATCTTGATTCGACCATGCACGACTTGGTTATGCGCCTTGAGTTGGAAAAGCACCAGATCAAGCTTCTGTCCAGGGTGGGTATTCACCTCACGGTGAAGGACTATCAGGATTTCATGTACTCCTGGCTCCAGACTGTGGACGCGCTGGTGGCTTACCCCACTTGGTATGGGGCGTATGACATGGCCCTGAACAAGAAGGGAATGAGCCCTACCGACGCCGTGAGCTTTGCGGATGAAAAGGTGAAGCGCGCACAGGCCAGCGGAGGAATTGTTGACGCACCGACGTTCCTGCGCACGGCGGGGGCTGCGCGCCTCTTCTCCATGTTCATGTCCTTCTCGGTAAACCTGCTGAACAACCAGGCCTATTTCATCCGTGGGTGGCGCGAGGGCATGATCTCCACAAAGGACTTCACCCGGCATGTGTTGCTCTCGTGGGTGCTCCCGCCCCTGCTGTCCTCCTGCATCATTGCCTGGGGCCGGGGGGAGCCTTGGCCGGATTTCCGGGACCTGTTCTTTGACCTGTTCGGCTACATGCTTTCCGGGCTGCCTATCCTGCGCGAAGTGGTGCGCTCTATCGAGTTTGGCGGACGCGCTGGCGGCTCTGCTGCGATGAAGCCCCTGGAGGATATGGGAAAGTTGGTGGTGAGGGGGACGAACCTTCTTGACGACAAGGATAGGGACGGTGAGTTCTTGAGAGCCGCGCAATCTTTGGTGGATCTTGTTGGATTTTTCGTGGGGGTGCCAACCCGGCCTATCTGGCGGGCCGTGCATGGTGTCCACGACATGAGCGAAGGGGAAACCGTCAATCCCATGCGCCTCTTTTTCCGGGCGCCAAAGGAGAAAAAGTAAATGGCATTCAGCACGGTAAAAAACCGCGAAGATTACGACGGGAACGGCGCAACCACAAGTTTCCCGCTGCGCTTCCCCTTCCAATTGGAAGAGGACATCGTGGCGCTCATCACCAATGAGCTGGTGACGCCGAATGTGGAGTATCCTCTCACGCTGGATGTGGACTATTCTCTCTCTGGGGCGGGCGAATCCAGCGGAACACTCACCTTTCCAATCAGCGGCAGCGCGTACCCAATTTTGCCGGATGGCTGGTCTTTGACCGCACGGCGCGCGCCCGAGCTTACGCAGGAAACGGACTTCCAGGAGGGTGACGGCCTGCCTGCTGAAGATTTGGAAGCGAGCGTTGACCGCGCCATGATGGCGTGCGGCATGCTGGATGAAAAAATTAACCGGTGCCTCTCTCTCCCGGAATCATATGCCGGTGTCAGCATCGCAGTGCCCAAGCCTGTGTCGAAGGCAACGCTGGTTTGGAACGCAGCCGGAACGGCCATCGAGAATGGCCCCACGGCGGACCAGATTGTCAACGCCGAAGGCGCTGCTGTGGCCGCCCAGGAGGCGCAAGCCGCCTCCGAGTCCGCGCGGGATGAGGCTGTGGCGGCGCACGACACTGCCGTCTCTGATTCTGTTGAGGCCGCCATTGATGCTGTGCAGCCGTATGTGGCCAGCGCCAGCGCCAGCGCGACCACGGCCACAACCCAGGCCGGAATTGCGACTGCTCAAGCCACCGCCGCTGCGGGCGCGGTCAGCGCCGTAGCCGCCCTGGCCTTTTCCAAAACCGACCCCGCCACTGTCGCCTTCACCAAAACCGCAGTGGGTGCGGCGTCCATCAAGGCCGGAACAAAGGTTGGTGTCGGGTCAACCGTGGTGACGTTCGCCACGGCGACGGCCATCACCATGCCCACGCTCACGGCAGGCACGGACTATGCCGTGTGGGTCAAGGATGACGGGACGATCCAGGCGACGGCGGACTTCGCCTCCGCTCCTGGCGCTGGCAACTGGCGCAAGATCGGCGGGTTCCACTACAGCCCCGGCGGGCACTCCGGCGCGTCCGGCGGCGGCAACGCCACGCCGCAAATCAACGAGTACAGCTTTTGGGATTTGAAGTTCCGGCCCGCCTGCCCGGACCCGCGCGGCATGGCTCTGGTGGCTGACGGGTTTTGGGCAGACATCTATGGCCTCGGCGTTGACCACCTGACCAATGGCACCAGTAAATACAACGTGACGCTGGCCGATGGGAGCACACCGCCGAAGATCCCCACGAAGTTCGGCGGGAACGGAAGCACAGCCTATGGCTCCCTGACTTGGTTCGAGGCCAGCGAGGTCATGCGGTCGCATGGCAAGCGCCTGCCCAGGTACACTGAATTCGCGGCCCTGGCTTTCGGCACCACGGAAAACTCCGCAATCGGCACCGACCCCGTGTCCTCCTCCTGGTCTGCCGCCTACGCCTCCAAATGGGGT